GTGACACATAGGCACCCATACTTTAGAAAATATGTTTTCTTGTTCTTGTTCATGCAAACTGCGGTCAGAATATATAAGAGAGTTTATGTACTCTATTTTAGGTTTCTTTGTCCAGTCTTTATGGTTACGTGGGGGCATAGGCTACTCTACAATCTCCAATATCTCACCGTCTTTTACTTTAACTTTTAATTCTTTGCATGACCATTTCTGGTCAAAGTTGTTGGTTGGGCCTACGTTACGTTTTATTTTACGCCGCACAGACAAACACTCAGATAAAGATTGGTATGGTGTGTATTCTACCTTCTCTCCACCCATAACTAGCAACAATACAAAAGTAAGTTCAACCATCGCCGTTTCTCAACTTCTCTAAGTTTTCTTCTAAATTTGTAATACGTTTCTCATAAAACTCTAGCGTTAGCTTTTGCTGCTGGTCATATGGAGCTTTACCACCCTCAATATCTGTTTGCAACTTTTCTAGTTCACCTGCAAGATGTTCTATTAACATATACTGCTCAGAGTCTGCTGGCAAGCTACCCATATCACCACGAGGCCACTTTATACGAAACTCAGTATTCTGCGCTAAATCAGATTCCATCATGGTGATGTTAGTTTCTATCTGGTTCAGTCTTTCTATAATACCAAAGTATGCCCATGTTGCAAGAGATGCTGCAGCAACCATACTTATAATGTTACGTAGGGGTAGTGCAACTTCTGTGTTCTCGTTTAGCTTTGTAGCCATTATTCAATACCTAGTACCCTAGATAGTCCAAATACTTCTAATAACATAAATGTAAAAAATAATAATAGAATACTACCTGCAATCAATTTACCACTAAAATTTGTAGAACCTATTCTAATTGCTATAAACTCATTACCTAGTATTCTTAATATAAGTTCAAAACTATTTTCATTGATACCTACAGATATAGGTTTCTTTTGCTTTTCTTTTTCTTCCATTAGGTTTTATAACCGCCACCAGCAGCTTTATACGCTTTAGCTAGCATCTGTGCCTTACGTGCAGACCACTGACCCGGATTGCCACCTTTACCACCAGCTTTAATACGATTAAACTGTTGCTTTCTCATTCCGGGCTTTGTATAGTTACCTGCTTTATTTACTGTAGAACCACCAGTTGACATCCGCACTCGTTTTTTTGCAGGTGCTTTTTTTCTTGGAGCCATTTTATATCCTATTTGGGTCGTAGTATTCTTCAACAGATATTAATGCAGATATAGTCCCTGCTGTTTCCGCTGATAATACAATCTTATCATTAGCGTTAAGGCTAATAAAGTTTCCATCAACTATATTGACAAATGCGTTAGCTGCTATGGATAAGTCTTCAGTTAAAAAATAATACCTAGCTGCTTTAGAATCATAATACTGCACAGTTATTTTCTTTGCCGCACTATTATTATTATTTAAACTCAAGTGGCGTATGGCTGCTGCATGATTAGCTGGAACTGTATACAGTGCAGTTGCACCTGTGCCTACAGTAACGCCTACCGTTGTAAATTTAGCACTGTCAGATATTCTAGGCATTATCTACTTTCCCAGTATGGCTCACCATAGTCGTGCAATATCTCCTCGCCCTTTTTTATTTGTTGAAGGGCAAAGAACCTAATAAATCTTTCATCTTCGTCAGCAATGTCCCACTCAGCGTTTGGAGTTTCGCTGTGATTGTAGACCATAGCCAGACCAAGCGGGACCAAGTAGTCTTCATCATCTTCGTAAGGAGAGTAAAACATGTAATCGTGTAAGACACAAGTATCTCCAAAGTCATTTTTATCCGCGACCAGATAAGGACACATCTCGATTGTATCACCTTGAGAATAGTCCTTATCTGCGAAGACACCATGTCCATGTATTGGCGAATCTTTGACATACGGCATTACTTCTTCTTTGTCATTCCACCGCGCATCATTTTTTTCTTCTTAGCCATTTTAGCCATACCGCCGCCCATCATTTTCTTTTTCATCATACCGCCGCCACGCATCTTTTTCTTCATCATGCCGCCACCGCGCATTTTCTTTTTAGCCATTTTAGCTTTGCCGTGCATTGCCATTTCTAAGTTCCCTTCTATCTAATACTAGACTCTCATACACTTCTTTGGGGAAGTGTTTATAATAGCCAGACTTCTCCAGACTAAGTGCTGCATCATCTAGCGTAGATAGCCTCTGTACAAACACCATGCAGTACACAAGACCGTCATCTGTTGCATCCTCATCAACTAGAAAGTCCAGACCCGCCTGTACAGCGTCATAGTCTGGATGAAATACCATGAGGTGCATATCTCGACCTGTTATGGACATGGCTTCGTTTATACCGTCACAGTAGCCATCTATGTATTCCATGTCAGGTAAGTATTGATTTGCCCACACTACAATATCATAGTTATGGGTTTCAAAATTTTTAACTTCTTCTACCAGTCCCTCTATACCAGTATTAATACTGAAGGATACCTTGTTATCAAGCCATGCTTGTTTTGCATAGGGGCATGGTGGCAGTCCATTTAGCTTTGCATTGGGAACTTCAAGAAACTCGTTTGACCATTTGCGTATATCAGCTTCTACGGGATGCACGTGTCTTCTTCTTTTGTGACTCAATAAATCTTCGGTATACATTAGCTGCAGCAATCTTCCCTGCTGCCCTAGCCCTTTGCTCCATTGCGATAGCTGCCTGTGTCTTATGATTGTGACTTCTGTTAGACGCTTTTATTTTACGCACAGATGCCTCTGCATCTTTGACTGTAGCAAACTTCAGACCTCTGATTGTACCCTTGGGGTTCTCATCTGTATACAGGTCGCTGTGCTTTTTAGACCCGGCGGGTTGCCCTTTTTTTCTTGGTATTCTTTTTAGCGACACTTGGTAACAATCCTTTGTTTACTGCTCTTGCTCTTTCACTGAAGCCTAGCTTTTGGCCTGAACGTATCTTACGTTTTATTGTAGATACTTTAGCAACCATTATGACTTTTCAAGAATGTTCTTAACTACGTCAGGGCGTACCTTTTGCAATGCACGTAAGCCGGGGTTTAGTTTATCTGTCACAGAACCGCCATTAGAATACATATGCTCTTTATTATTAGCCATGCCCCCACGCATCATCTTAGCCTTTTTGCTTGGGTCTTTTTTCATTTCAGCCATACCCACAGATATAGCAATGACAGGGACTTTCTTTTTCTTTTTATCTGCCATTACTTTTTCCTTCCTTGGCGTCTGCTAGGCTTCTTCTTAGGTTTTGGTTTTGGTGTAGCCATCTTAGTGCCATTTTTACTTGCAACCTTTTTACGTAGTGCAGCTAATCTTTCTCTATTTTTTTTCTGTCTTTCTTTTTCTTTTGCAGCTTCTGCACGTTTTTTAGCTACACCAGATACTGGCAGCTTACCTTCTTTTTGTAGCTTCTTCGTTTTTGCTTTTGCCAAAAGAGCAGAACGGCCAGATTTTTCATCTACAGTTGCTCTAGCTTTCTTTGGTGTTGGTGTTGTTTCTGCACCAGCTTCCATCTTAGCACGTACACCACGAGCAAACGCTTTACCATCACCACGCATCATGTTCATTTCAGTTTGTGATACACGACCAAATGGACCTTGTGAGCCAATGTTTTTACCAGTGCGAGGCTTTGGTATTTTTAAACTTTGACCAACGCGAATTTTATTTACATCTTTTAAGTTGGGATTAGCTGCTACAATATCTTGAATACGAATACCAGCATCTTTTGCAATTTGTGATACAGTGTCTCCGCTTTTAACTTTATATGCCATTAGTACTTTCCTTTCCTTGCTTTAGGGCTAGACTGTTTTGGTTTACCTGCCCCACCCCACAAGGTACGACATGCCCAATATCGTGCTGACAATATGTCACTAGCTGTATCACACTTGTGTCTGGCACGAAACGACTTACGTGCTGCAGCACTATAGTTGTGACCATAGCCTGTAGCACCAAAATGAATTAATCTAATTGTCTCACCCTTCTTGGCAAGAACCATTTTCTTTTTACCCGCACGATTACTCTTGATAGGTTTGTTGTAACCGGGAAATGTTATGCCACGATATTTGACAGACATTACGTAGGCAACTCCTCTGCAGGTGGTTCAGGTATTTTAGGCGGCTCGTTAAACATTAATGTCATTGGACCACAAGATGCTGCCCAATCTTTTATAGTGCCGTTTTCCATTTTAGGCACGTGCATCTGCAAGACAGCTTCTTCTGTAGGACACTCAACTACATTTTCTGTATAGCTTTTAAGTGTGCCATCTGGCATAACAATCACAGATAGAAACACATAGAAGGTAATAGGTATCATTGTTCATCTTTCTCTGTCCACCCTTCAGCCCTCATAGCATCTTCTACGTGCTTCAAAGTAAACTTACGTCCGTAATGTGCTTCAACAGCACTACGCACATAGAACACATCGCTGTGTGGTATGTGTAAACGGTCTAATGAATTAGTACGGATAGCATGATAAAATGCATCAAGTACATTATCTGTATATAGTTTTACGGATTTCTTAGCCAAAGTCAAGAACTTTTTTAATTATAGGCACGAATACTATCACTTAAAGTGTATTAGCAAAGAAAATCTTATAAGAACTCTTAACTATACACTTAAATGTCTATAGTTAAAGAGTCTTTTTAAGAGTTATTAAGTAAACATTTAAGTGAGTCACTTTAAGTGTGTCTAGTTATACATAATTATACCATATTTTTTTAAGCATGTCAACCCCTATCACGTAATTATTTTTAAAAAGAGGTAAATATAGCGTTGCTCATGTATGGCGAACTGTCAGTTGCACTTGTGGTTAACACTTAATTTTCCTAATCTGTGTATTTCTGTGTACACGTAACGGGGGTACGGGGTGGTGTCCCCTGCCCTACCCGCTTGATTTTAAAAGATATGCCGCTAAATCAGCCAAAAAATAAAAAATAATAGCAGAATAGATGCTTTTTTATTTAATATCAACGAGTTAGCCTATCAAATAGACTGTTGTGTTATCAGTCTATGCCTATATTGTGCCGATTATGGTTGTAAATTGTAAAATGTTTACAAAAACACAGCGGCGGTGCATGTAAATGTCTACACACTACACCCCTCAAAAAATATGCATACTTATATAATACAAAAAAAATTTTTATCTTTTCAACTTTTTTTAAAAATAATTATTCAATAAAATCAATAGCTTATTTTACTGAATGCTATTTTATCTTTATAAATCAATATGTTAGTTGGGGGTTTACTTTATTAATCACTTGGTGCTAATGTTTAGAGACTGAAGCGAACAAAGCAAAGCATCAGCGACAAGCCCTAGAGGTAGCGACAAGATGCCAAGCGGAAACGACGACCGATTGAGCCAATGGGCAAGGGTACAGTTTCAGATACTAGGCCAGCCTATAGGCCAATAGAATTAGGCTAGATGCTAACAAGGGTTTTGATAATTTTTCCGATTGTTAGATGAAGCACTAAAAAATTATCGCTTGACTAACTAGGCATTACGAATTAACGTAATGAGACATTAACAAAACAGCGATAGGTGGATACCATGGCTAGGCAAAGATTAGGTAAGCGAGAGCGTGCCGCAATGCGAGAATGCAATCAAATTGCAAACATCAGAACAAGTGGCATGATATATCGCGACTATTACGAATTGAGTTTTACCGCTAGAGTGTGTAAAAATCACAAGGGTAGCTATGCCAAATCAAAGCCTAGTCATGCCATCTATGACAAATGCCAAAAAGCAAAGAGAGCATAAAAAAAAAACGATTGACAAAAAATTAGCCACAAGGCTAGGATTATATAGAGCTTGCAGGTGGATACCTCGCTCATAGAAACCTAAAGGTTGACAAAGTGTAGTCATGGGGTGTAATGTATACCCATAACGTAACCACAATCAAAAGAGGTGATATTATGATTGTAACACAAAACAACGGTTTTCTTTCAGTAGCACGTGATAAGCAGGGGCTTTTCGTACCTATTACGACAGTAAATGCAAAGCCAATTATCAGCGAGTTAATTGAAAAAGAACGTGCAATCATGTTTGAAGCAAAACGTGATGCGGCATAAGTTATGGTGCAATGTGCTATCGTGGTGCATTGCACCCCATGAATACACTTAAACCAACAATAGAGGTGAATTATGACTGTAGAAAACATATTGACCATTTACAAAATGGCAACACCGGAAGAAAAGCGTGACGGTATCGTATGGTATGCCAACGCGCTATCAGAATGTAACCGCATATCACTAGACCTAGATGTACCGTTACACATCGTGACGGGTGTATGTGCGGCACTATCCCCCAATAATAAATGGGATAGAAACATTGTTAATGCGCGTGATTTATGCCAAGCGTTTATTAACGGTGATGATATAGACAGCGTGAAAGTGTCCACATATCATGCCATGAAGCGCAAGGCATGGGCTATACTTGAAGCAATGCCCAATCATAGCGGTGTTATTGATATCTTGAATGGGCAAAAGATTGTCTCATTCTATCGTAACATTATGGGTGATGACACTTGCACGATAGACGGTCATGCGCGTAATATCGCATATGGTGAGCGTGTAGGCTTGACCGATGACAAGACAAACATAGGTGTAAAAGAATATCGCGAGTTACAAGCACAATATGTGCAAGCGTGTAAGCGTACCCGTGTTAATGGTCGCGCACTCAAAGCGTTTGAATTGCAAGCCATTACATGGGTAACATGGCGTAGAATACATAACATTACATAGGGGTGATAAAATGAATAGCGCAAACACACTAATTGAAAACCTATCTATCAATAGGCTTGTGCCTTACTATCTTATGAGTAGTTATCTATATTACAAAGAGGACAAGCAGGTATTGACCGATGATGAATTTGATGCACTATGCAAGCGGCTATTGGCTAATTGGGACAGCATAGAACATATGCACAAGCACCTAATCACTAAAGGTGACTTGACCGCTGGCACTGGGTATGCTATCAAATATACCAACATGATAATAGGTGCTGCCAATAGGTGGTATGAATTAACACAAGCTGAGAGGGCGTGACAATGGAAAATCTACTAAACTTTAGCGTAAAGGATGTCTACGGGACAGCAAGATACTATCCACAGGACAGGCAAAGCAGGTGCATTGTGAATGAATTGATGCAACAAAAATGCTTGAACGCAACACAAGTTAAAAAACTAAAGGTGGTGGGTGGTTTTGCCATTAACATTCTGAGAGATTGGGAGATAGACTGATGAAAAAATTTGAAATGCTAGACTTGTTTCTGATTGCAATGCTTATGGTGGGCATATTTTTTGGGCTTGCCATGTTATCACTACATGGTGTAGGCTCTATGTCGTGGCTATCATGGACACTGTTTGGATGCAGTGCATGGTGCCTAGTCGTAGGCTGGGGCATTGTGGCATATAACCTAGAAAAGAGGTAACACATGGCTATTAGAGTAACAAGAGTGCATAACCCAGTGGCGGCTTACAATAGGCGAAGACCTATAGTAGAAAAGCCAAGCAAGGGTAAGGGTTCACACAATAGACAGAAGGATGAAAACAATGCGATTAAATACGAACAAGATGCGTATAAAAAAGGTGAGTAAAAAAGCCCCTGAGTGGAAGCGTAATAGAATGATAGAACAATCTATGCGTGTCACCATTATTAACAAGGCGTTTGACTTGGCAGAATCAGATGGTGAAGCCGTAGCCACACACATGGGCAAGCGTTACCCATGACTAAGTGTGTTACAGCACTGTGCATATACAATCAGATGCCGTGGGACAGTGTGTTCATTGGCGGTTATCTGGTTGTATCTGTAATCGGAATATGTTATATAATATATAAACTGTACAAGGATGGATGATATGACACCTAGTTGGCAACCAACAGAAGCAACGTGGGCTAACGCCCAGCTATATCGCTGTGACCTATACGACACACGCTATCCTGTATGCGGCACACGCCTTGTCTGGGTAGTGGTGGGCAGAAAGTGGGTACGCTTTTGCACACCTATACAGCACGACAAGTGGCGTATCCGGCGTGAGGAGTGGGATAAGATACCACATGAACTATTTGTAAAGGATGAAGACGATGACTAGAGATGAATTATTTGAATGGCTTGAAACCTGCCCCACCAATGGGTGGCATTGGGTAGGCGAGGACGAGGGATACATTCGTATCTTGTTTGAGATTGACGAGGAGATTGATGATGATTGTTAAGAAAGCACAGCACTTGCTATGCCTTGTGCATGAGATAGAAATACTCAAAGAACGCCTACAACCACATGACACAGGCCACATCAGTACGGCTATCAGTGTGTTGCAACAGCGCGTAATTGAAATGCAAAAGGAGATTGATGACGATGCGTAACACATACAAACTAATCATGGACAGTAGATACAACCCGCTGTCTAACATACCAGACACAAACACAAGGCACATGGTCATGCAGATACTGGCTTGGATGTGGTGCATTATCTTCAGCATGTGGATGGGCAGCATCGTTGTCTTTGGCATCAGTGCCGCATTACACGCCCTGCTGATTGCTGGTGTGTTCATCACGGCTGGTGTATTTGAAACAGCCAAGCGCAAGCCACAGTATTTTGGTGGGCTAGGCAGGGGTAATGGGGGTGAGCATGAATAAGCTGTATGAGATACATGACGTAGAGGATGGGTCTATCTACCTGATGACATTGCCAATGATACTAGAGGAAATAAACCGTGATAGGTCAGAGGGGTGGACGAACTACGATGAAACTGATTGGCGTGAGGGACTAGCACAATTTACAACATATGAGGTGATGAACGATGAATAAGTATTGGCACAAAGTGAAATATTATTATCTAACGCATGATGGTATTGAAATGTTCGTGTTCTTCTGCATCTTTGCGTTTTTAGGCTGGGCAGGTTATCATGCCATAGCTGGTGTTATAGAAAGGATAATAGGATGAATGGTGTAGCAGTTATTCTTGCCTGTCTAGGCACAATCAGTACCGACAAAGTAGAACTAGATGTATGGTCAGGACATAAGTGGTTGTCGCAGTGTCATGTGGCATCTACCATAAGAAGTTTTGACTATCCACAACAGCAATGCTTTTGCATAGAAAGGAGTGACGACAATGTACATAGACCCAATATACCCGGACAAGGCCAGTGACAAACGACTGGTTCATGTAACAGACGAGAGACGTAGGCTCATGCGTGAACATAGTGACTTAATATTTGAAGGTGCAGACCAAACCCTGATAGATGCTAAGTGGAAAGAATACATGGCTATGAGGCAGTTAGATAAAGAGGGTGTCACTTTAGTGACTAAGTTTTAAAACACTTGACCCCTGTTTTTTTCTGTGCTATAACCTGTACAAGATAATCGTCAGTTGATATGAAAGGAGATAATAGAGTGGATATAACACACGAAGAGAGACTTGAATTTCTCAAGGCTCACAATGACTTGAGGAGCATAGTTCAGACATTACATGAGATGAGTGATTTATGGGTGTCTGATGTAGGTAAGTTAGAGAGAATTGAATGTTTACTACACAGAGTGATGAAGTTTGTACCTCAGATGGATGATGAGGGCAGACCAAAGTATTACGCAGACTATGTGCTTGCCGATGATAACAACGAGAAAGGAGAATAGATATGCCGTTTGATATTCCAATGAATACAATGATTCCAGAAAGCCTAAACTTTGATGTAGTGTTTGAGCCTACAAAGGTGAAAGATAAAAAATACGTCATCAACGGTAACACTGGTGAATACATCGGTGTGGTGGGTGATACGTTTAACTGTGCCAGCCATACAGCTTTCTTTGAGGGTGTGCATAACACCATCACAGAAAACCTTGGTGATGCAGAGTGTGAGGGCATGAATATGAAGTGGAACATTGCCCGACAGAATGCATGGGCTATGCTCGACATGACCCTGCCTAACGTGACTGCTCGTATTGAGACAGACAAGCACAGCACCACCATCGCACAACGTATCATTGCTCTGCATGGTATTGATGGTAGCTGTTCCAACCAGACCTATTTTGGTGCGATAGATTTCTTCTGTACCAATGGTATGATTCGTGGTGAGCATGACAAGATACGGCGTAAGAACTCTGCCAACTTTAGCATGGGTAGGTTTATTCGTGACCTGCGTGAATCTACGCAGTCATTCTACGCACAGTCAGAACGCTTACAGGGCTGGGCTAACAAGCCTCTGTTTGTTGGTGACGTTAAGTCTATGCTTGAGTCTTTGCTAAAGTCTGACAGGACATCTGAGAAAATGCTTAACTTGTACAATCAAGAAGCATCAGTTCGTGGACAGAATGTCTGGGCTTTGTACTCTGCGTTTACTAACTATGCAAGCTATGCTGATGAGCGTAACGGCTTTGCCCTGCGTAACACTGGCAAGGATACCAATGCAGTGTCTATGTTTCAACGCGAGAGTAAGGTGTCTCAGTGGATTGACAGCAAGCCATTCAAGGAGTTGATTGCAGCATGAAAAGGTATGTAATTCAGTTTGCACCCAATTGGTGTGATGGGTGTTTATCGTATGACACTGATGCTGTTTCTGAAGAAGCAGCATTGGCTACCATAGACAGACTTCTAAAAGAAAATGCAAGTGTAGATTTACATGATGTAACAGCAGTCGATGTTTGGGAATATCCCAAAGACGATGACACTTTGCACCTTGGATGCCCTAGTTATCCTAATTGTGATGAGGCTCCCCTTGGCTGTCTAGTATCTATGGGAGATAATGTTGAGTGGTATGGACATAGAGATTAGGAGAACAAAATGAAGACAGTAAAACATCTTGTGGATAAGTACTATAATTCCAATGATTTCAAGATGTTACGAAGCAGAACTAAGAAAGACTATCAATACTTTCTTAGTATAATGGTGGACGATTTTGGCTCTGTGAATTTTTGTGAACTCACAAGTAAGCAGGCCAAACACGCATACGAATCATGGGTTGTGCGAGGCATCAGTCTCGCCAACCATGTATGCACTGTGTCATCTATCCTGTTTCGTTACGCTATTGAAATGGAGTATACACACGTCAATCCATTTGCAAACATCAAACGTAAAACGCCACCACAACGAAAAGTTGTGTGGACAGAAGATGATGTACGTCAGTTTCTTGACACTGCCTATTCTAAATTTGAATGGCGTAGTATCGGATTGATAGTTCACATGGCTTATGAATGGTGTCAACGTCTAGGTGATATGCGTATGTTAGTATGGGACAATATAGATTTTGATGGGCGTAAGCTACATCTTGAGCAGTCTAAGCGTAGGGCAGAGGTGACTTTGCCTATACAAGATGACCTGCTTGAAATGCTGACACAGCAGGAGCAAGATTTTGGCTTTCAACAGTACGTTGCTCCGCGAATAAAGCCCGTACACGGCGTTTACCATCCTTATGGTATAGATAGACTAGGCCAAGCTGGTAGGCTTGTCATGCGCGAAGCTGGACTGCCTGATAAATTACGTCTAATGGATTTACGCAGGACAGGTACGACACAAATGGTTGAAGCTGGTGTCCCTATGGGACAAATTATGTCGGTTACAGGACACAGTAATCCACAATCAGTAAAACCATACATGAAAAATACATACGAGAGTGCAAATAATGCCTTGACAGTACGTAAATCTTATGGTAAAAGCACTTAAATGCCGACAACGAAAGTGAGTATATAATGAATAATATATATAACATTATAAGTGATATAGATATACCTAATGGACAGACTAAACGTATGGATTGTCCTAACTGTGGTGGCACAAAGACATTCACTGTAACCAATAATCTAGGTTCTCTTGTGTGGAACTGTTACAAAGCCTCTTGTAATGTACGTGGTGGTAATCGTGTACACTTAACAGTGGAAGATATACGTACCAGTATGAGTAATGCGCAGCACTTTGCTGAAGAGCAGTTTGAATTACCTGAATACGTTGTCCCATACCTGAGTGATAAAGCAAAAAGTTGGTTAGACTCTTGGGGTATTTATACAAACAAACTAAACTTTATGTATGATGTAAAAGAAAATCGTGTGGTGTTTCCCGTAATGCACAATAACAAAATTGTAGATGCTACAGGACGTGCTTTGAGTAATCGTTTGCCTAAGTGGAAACGGTATGGAAAAAGTGGCTTGCCTTTTAACTTTGGTTGTGGTAAAGTCGCAGTTGTTGTTGAGGACTGTGTGAGTGCAGCCGTTGTTGGTTACGGTTCCTTTGTCGGGGTTGCGCTTCTTGGTACATCTCTACAAGATTCGCATAAAGGGTATCTTGCACAGTTCTCAACAGCAGTTATAGCGTTAGACCCCGATGCGCTACCAAAGACTTTGCAAATGGCAAAGGAACTACGTGGACATGTAAACGATGTTCGTGTCCTACGTTTGAAGGATGATTTGAAATATCGTAACCCGACAGATATGGAGAACTTAAATGGAATTGTCGATTATTAGAAGCCTAATGGATAAATCATTCTATGATGACCATCGTGGTAGCAAGTGTCCACCACGTTTGTTCAGCAAGGATGCACGTAAAATTAAAGAAGCTATTGATACAGCCATGGATAGGTATGAGCGTACTGTCTCACCAGATGAAGTTGAGGCATTGTTTATATCTAATAACCCCACGCTGACTACAGCACAGAAGCAAGCCTATGCTTCTATGTTTGCTTCTATCAAACGCGAACAGCCTATGGGCAGTGACATAGCACAAGAGGTGTTATCTAAGCTGTTCCAACAAGTAGTAGGCGAGGATGTAGCTAACATTGGATTTGATATGGTTAATGGTGATGCAGCCACGCTAGAGAAACTACGTAATCTGCTAGAAAAATACGGGGATGACTTTATTCCTAATCTTAATATTGAGTGGGATGATATTACTATCGAAACCCTCATGTCAAAAGCAGAGTTAGAGGCACGTTGGACATTCAACATACCATGCGTGACTATGAAGGTAGAAGGTGTTAGCGGTGGTCAGCTTATCGAAGTAGGTGCTAGACCCAATACAGGTAAGACATCCTTCCACGCTAGCTTGATTGCTGCACCGGGTGGCTTTGCACATCAGGGTGCTAAGTGTATTATCTTGTGTAACGAAGAGCCTACACACAGAGTTGGCGCACGTTATCTAACTGCAGCAGCAGGTATGTCAGCAAGGGAAGTTAAAGATAACATGGCTAAAGCTAAATCATTATACGAACCAGTAATGAATAATATTAAAATAAAAGAGGCTGGTGGTCGTGACATGGCTTGGGTTGAATCTGTATGCAAATCATACAAGCCAGATGTGTTAGTGTTGGACATGGGTGATAAGTTTAGTGCAGATGGTAATTTTGCTAGGCAGGATGAGGCACTCAAGGCTTGCGCTATATATGCTAGACAGATTGCTAAGACGTATGACTGTGCTGTATTTTATATGTCACAGTTATCTGCAGAAGCAGAGGGTAGGTCACAGCTTAATCAGTCTATGATGGAAGGCTCACGCACAGGTAAAGCTGCTGAAGCTGACCTGATGATACTGATTGGTAAGAGTCCAGCCAAAGATAAAATAGAGGGCGAAGAAGAAGATAGCCCACTACGTCATATTAATGTAGTAAAAAATAAGTTGACAGGCTGGCATGGTATGGTAAACTGTAACCTAGATTATTTAACAGCGAGGTACACAGACTAATGAAACTTACTCTTGACGTAGAAAACACAGTAACTAAACGAGATGGCAAGATGCATCTTGACCCCTTTGAGCCAGAGAACTCACTGACCATGATTGGTGTATTGACTGACCAAGACGTAGAGCGACACTTCCCATTTGACCATTGTGACGTACCTAATCAACAACATTTCCATGAGCAGGTGCAATGGTTTTTAGATGAAGCTACCATACTTATCTGCCACAATGCTGCGTATGATTTGATGTGGTTGTGGGAGTCAGGCTTCAAGTATGACGGGCCTGTGTTCGATACAATGCTTGCAGAGTATGTGCTACAGCGTGGCATCAAAGAGCCGTTGTCTCTTGAGGCTTGTGCAGAGCGTTACGAACTGGATACCAAAAAGCAAGATACTCTTAAAGAGTACTTTGCCAAGGGCTATACTACCCGTGACATACCATACAACGAGTTGTGTGAGTACCTGTCTGCTGACCTCAATGCTACGCAGCAGTTATGTGATAAGCAGGTAAAGCGGCTACACAGTTGTGATGATGCTGGGCTATTGAATACTGTGTTGCTAACTAACGAGGTAGCTGTGTGCCTAGCACGTATCTATCAGCGTGGCTTTGCTGTTGACTTGTCAAAGTTAAACGAGGTTCGTGACGAGTTTGTTGCAGAAAAAGAACAGATAGAAAAGAGATTAAAAGAACAAGTTATTGAGTTGATGGGTGACACACCAATTAATCTCAACAGTCCAGAGCAAATGTCTTGGGTAATTTATAGTAGAAAGCCAGACGATAAGGCTATATGGGCAAATATGTTTACACCCACCATGTCTAAGACAGAGTTTACACACACGGTAAATAGTCATTCATCTATAATGTACAAGACTAAAGCTGGTCAGTGCTTTGCGTGTTATGGTACAGGCAGACAAAAGAAACTGAAGAAAGATGGAACACCGTATCTCAAAATGCCTATATGTAAAGAGTGTAATGGTGTTGGCTACAGGTTTACTCCAACCAAGTCTATCGCTGGCCTTAGATTTAAAGCACCTAATCCAAAGTGGATAAGTGCCAATGGGTTTAGTACTAATAAAAAGATGCTAGAGATACTAGCTAACTCTGCTAAGAAGAGTAGCTTTGATAGAGCAGAAAACTTTTTGAATGATGTGCAGAGACTATCTGCTTTAGATACATACCTTTCATCTTTTGTTGAAGGTATCCAGACGCACACCAAACAGGACGGTAAGTTGCATGTGCGTTTGCTTCAGCATCGTACGGCTACTGGCAGGTTCAGTGGTGCAGACCCTAACATGCAGAACATGCCACGTGGCGGCACGTTTCCTGTAAAGAAAGTATTTGTGTCACGATTTGATGGTGGGAAAGTTATGGAGGCAGACTTTGCACAGTTGGAGTTTCGTGCTGCTGCCTACCTATCACAAGATGGAGTTGCTATTGAAGAAGTATCTACTGGATTTGATGTACACGCATACACCGCTAAAGTTATTACCGATGCTGGTCAACCTACGGATAGGCAGACTGCAAAAGCTCACACGTTTGCACCGCTTTATGGCGCAACGGGCTTTGGGAGAACGCCAGCGGAAGCTGCATATTATGAACACTTCACAAAAAAATATAGAGGAGTCAGAGAATGGCATACCAGACTGGCTGAAGAAGCTATGACTAAGAAAAAGATTACTACACCTAGTGGCAGGGAGTTTTCTTTTCCAGAGGTTTATAGAAAGTCTAGTGGAACTATATCGCATTTTACACAAATTAAAAACTATCCTGTGCAATCATTTGCCACAGCAGATATAGTGCCTATAGCCATGTTACATATAGACGAGCTATTAGGTAATATGAAATCTTGTATAGTAAATACGGTGCATGATAGTATAGTTATAGACGTGCATCCAGAGGAAGAAGCTAATGTAATTAAGGTGATAGACGACACAAATAAAGCATTGCCTTATCTAATTACTCAACGATGGGGTGTAGAATTTAATGTTCCTCTACTTTTAGAAGCAAAAATTGGTCCGAATTGGCTTGACACCAAGGACATAACCTGATATAACTATGCATCTTACAAAAGAAAAGGAGATAATTGTATGAATCAAGTAATGACTATTGACACAAACAACTTTGGCGAAATGGCTAAAGCTATGGGTATTGCTAATGAAGCACCTGCTGCTAAAAAGCAGGGTGTGTTTCTTGCCCGTCTCAGAATAAACCACTCACCTATTCTTGGCTCTGATACTATTAAAGTCAAGGGCGGTACTTATAAGCTAGAGATTCCTGATGGCCCTGTTTATTATGCAGAGTCTGCTATCATGCGTCCATTCCTGCAACGCTTTATGTATAAAAAGTTTGTTATGGGTAGTGGTGGTAGTCCCAATCGTTATGTTAAGACTGTCATGGCTGACACGCTTAACTTGGACTTAAAGGATAATGATGGTGGCTTTAATTGTGGTAAACCTGCTGGTTGGATTGAAGATTTTAATTCACTACCCGATGCTACAAAGGAACTAATACGTTCTATTAAACGAGTTCGTGTGGTGATAGGAACCGTGCAACTTACTAATGCAAAGGATGTGGATGGTAAAGATGTGGAAGTTGGAGCCACTCCGTTTATCTGGGAAGTAGAAAATCGTGATGCATTTAAAACTGTGGGTTCTGTATTTACACAACTAGCAAAGATGAAGCGTCTACCTGTGCAACACAATGTTACGTTGAATACAGAAGAGCGTAAGTTACCTAATGGTAATAGTTTCTATTTACCTGTAACATCTTTGGATGTTGCAAATAGCATTGACCTTACTCAAGATGACCAAAAAAAGTTTGCTGACTTCATGTCTTGGGTTACTAATTATAATCAGTATATCATTAATGCTTATACAGAAAAGACATCACAAAAAGCTGACGAGGCTTTAGATGATTTAGATATGGATGGGGTTGTTGATATCGAGTTTGAAGAAGAGGTGGCTTAATGAAACATCCTGCTGAACTGGCACTGCATCAGTATCTTGATAATGCCACACGTGGTAAATCAAGCATGTCAACTGAAACAATCAAACAGATTGGTGATGATGTCATGGCTGCTGCACAACGCCAGTTTGGTGGGGGTAACAAGCGAGACAAGTTTAGTCTACGCATGTCTAATGTAGGTAGACCAACTTGTCAACTTTGGTATGACAAGAACAAGCCAGAGGTAGCGTTACCCTTTCCTACAACATTCGTTATGAACATGATGCTTGGTGATATAGTAGAAGCAGTGTTTAAAGCTATCTTAAAAGAAGCAGGAGTTAAATATGAAGACACGGATAAAGTTACTCTTGACCTTGGTGACGACAGCGTTTCTGGTAGTTATGACCTCATCGTTGATGGTGCAGTTGATGATATTAAATCAGCTTCAGACTGGTCATACAGAAACAAGTTTGAGTCCTATGACAGTCTTGCCAGCGGTGATGGTTTCGGGTATGTGGCACAACTAGCTGGATACGCAAAGGCTTCAGGCAAAAAAGCTGGTGGTTGGTGGGTAGTTAATAAAGCTAATGGGCAGTTTAAATATGTGCCAGCGACAGGTCTTGACATTGATAAAGAGGTATCCCAGATAAAGGATACGGTTCACACAGTAAAGGAGAATAAGTTTGAAAGATGTTTTGAACCAGTGCCTGAGACTTTTCGTGGCAAGCCCACAGGTAATAAAGTCCTTAATGATGGATGCAAATTTTGTAGCTATCGTTTTGATTGTTGGGATAGTCTTATTGAACTACCTGCTGTAAAATCACAGGCAAAAAACCCGCCCATTGTGGCATATGTTGAACTAGCAAAGGAGTATGTTTAAGATGGAGATTGAAGTAAATGAACTCGCAGAACAAATTAAGGAAGCGGAACTGCACCTTTCGGAACTTCGGAAGGAGTATCGTGAACGGAAGACTGCAGGTTTACGTGCGGCGATATCAGCGCGTAATGAAGCAGATAAAGTCTTGCGCGAAGAGCTACAGGCTTTAGGCTACCGTAGTCCATTTATCTCATGGCGTGATACGGCATAGTGTCACCTTACAAACAATTTAGGGCAGCACGAAAGTATGGTTATCGTAGCGGTCTGGAACTAAAAATATCTGAGTACTTACAAGAACTAAAGATAAAGTTTTTGTATGAAGGTATTAAGATTGAATGGGAAGACTTAGCTTATAGAACATATACGCCAGATTTTGTGCTGCCTAACGGTATCATAATAGAAACTAAGGGTAGATTTACTGTAGCAGATAGAAGAAAACACAAGTGCATAAAGAAACAACATCCGAATTTGGATATTCGTTTTGTTTTTACAAATAGTAAAAGCAAATTACAAAAAAATTCAAAGACAAGTTATGCTCAGTGGTGTATAAAACATGGGTTTCTTTACTATGATAGAATCATCCCTGAAGATTGGTTAAAAGAAAAGGGTAAGAATAAACACCCTAAGTTTATTAAATTTGGTGGTACAAAAGTAAAAAGGAGATAGACATGGACAGGATGATGACTAAACTATCTAAAGAAATTAGTAACGAGGATTTTATTATTCGGGTTAGACCATTCTCAGATGATAGTGGTAGGTGGTCTGGTGAGGTTGATATATCCATTATGGCTATGCCAGATAATCCACTGGTTGATGAAGACTATCATCAAGTTATGCACTTTACTAAAATGATGTGTGCTTCTGTTCCCGTTATGGAAGAGGTTGAAGAATTACGCAACATTGCCCACGAATATGTAATGAAAGTTATTGACAATGAAGCTGATATTAGTGTAGAACTAGAGGAAGAAATGGGCGTTGAAAAAACTTACGATGGTAACGTAGTTCACTTACAGTTTAACACAAAAACTAAGGGGTCAGCATGAGTAGACATGAAGAATATATGAAAGCAATGATGATACAAGAGGAGTTACGTATGGCACAAGCAAAGAAACAAAGTGATAATGTTGTTGATATGGTCAATAGTCCACCTCACTATAATCAACAGGGTGTAGAATGCATAGATGCTATACATGCCGCTACAGATATTGGCTTTCAGTATTATTTACAAGGCAACATAATGAAGTATGTCTGGCGTTATCGCTATAAGAATGGAAAGCAGGACTTACAAAAAGCTGCATGGTACTTAGAAAAATTAATAGAGACCTACGATGAAAGTTAAAATGTTTATAACAATAGAGATAGATGACGAAGAATACCCTGTGCCAGCCGATGGTCGTGTTGGTGATGAACTAGAAGAAAGCATCCAAGAATACTTCTATGATATTGAGGGTGCCGATATCAAACATATAAGAACAGTTACGGAGTGAGAGATGATAAGCAATAAATTACCTACAGATTACCAAAACTTTATAGCACTGTCACGCTATGCACGTTGGAAAGAAGATGAACAGCGTAGAGAAACATGGGGTGAGACAGTCACACGATACTTTGATTATATGGAAAAGCATCTTGCTGACCAGCACAACTATGCCCTGCCAGAAACACTACGTGCAGAATTAGAAGAGGCTGTACTTAACCAAGCTATCATGCCTAGCATGAGAGCATTGATGACCAGTGGCCCCGCACTGGACAGATGCCACGTTGGTGGATACAACTGTTCCTATGTGCCTATAGATAGCCCACGTGCATTTGATGAGACTATGTATATTCTTATGTGCGGCACAGGCGTAGGCTTTAGCGTCGAGCGTCACAACATTGAAAAGCTACCTATAGTGGCAGAGGATTTCTATAAGACTGACACAGTTATTAAGGTAGGTGACAGCAGACCGGGCTGGGCAAAGTCTCTAAAAGAACTTATTGCTATGTTATACGCAGGACAGATACCAGCATGGGACGTGTCAGAGGTACGCCCTGCAGGTGCTAGACTAAAGACGTTTGGCGGCAGAGCATCAGGTCCACAGCCGCTAGTAGAGTTGTTTGATTTCTGTGTTGAGAAGTTTAAGAGAGCAGCAGGACGCAGGCTCTACCCGATTGAATGTCACGACATCATGTGTAAGATAGGCGAGGTTGTAGTTGTCGGCGGTGTACGCCGTAGCGCACTTATCAGCTTGTCTAATCTAAACGATGACCAGATGGCACACGCCAAGTCAGGTAAGTGGTGGGAGAACGAAGGTCAACGTGCGTTGGCTAATAACTCTGTGGCATACAAAGGTAAGCCAGAGATGGGTACATTTATGCGTGAGTGGCTGTCTCTATATGACAGTAAGTCAGGTGAGCGTGGCATCTTTAATAGAAAGTCTGCACAGGTACAAGCTGCTAAGAACGGTAGGCGTGACGCTGAACAGGACTTTGGCTGCAACCCTTGCTCTGAGATTATTCTACGCCCCTATCAGTTCTGTAACCTATCTGAAGTAGTCATCCGTGAAAGCGATACTATGGATACGTTAAAAGAAAAGGTGAGGCTTGCCACAATATTAGGCACGTTCCAAGCTACGCTGACTAACTTTAAGTATCTACGCAAAGTGTGGAAAGATAATACAGAGGAAGAGCGTTTGCTGGGTGTGTCTTTGACAGGTATCATGGACAACGCCATGACATCTACTACAGGCGATAAGTTGCCTATACTACTTGGTATACTAAAAGATGAGGCGGTGCGCACTAATGAAGCTATGGCAAAACAGTTAGGAATACCACAATCTACTGCAGTGACCTGCGTTAAGCCTAGTGGCACTGTGTCACAGCTTACTGACGCAGCGTCAGGTATACACGCTAGACACAACCCATATTACATACGCACCGTGCGTGGCGATAACAAAGACCCGCTGACACAATTCCTTATCTCACAGGGTATACCTGCTGAACCTGACGTAATGAAACCCGACTCAACGACAGTGTTCAGCTTTCCTATGAAGTCACCCTTGGGTGCTATCACACGTACACAGATGAACGCAATAGA